CATGAACAAAATCTCCATGTAATGCTTTGTTAGCTACTAATGAAATAGTATCTGCGTCTTCAACAAACGCTACACTTCCTGCTGCATCTTCTGCTGAAGATATGCTACCTACAATAATATTAGCACTTGCTGCTGTTACTATTGTATGTGTGCCTGTAGGAACTGTTCCTCCAACATAAAACCAAAACTCTAATCCTGCCGCTGGGAGAGGAAGAGTTGAGACTTTAGCTGCTGCTATATTCATTATAAAACGAGTACCTGACTCTGCTGCTGTAATTACATTAGTTGCAACTACTACTTCAACGTCTGAAGGCTTCTGAATTTTCTCAGCTAATACTCGAACATCAACTGTTCTTGCTGAGTTACGTCCAGTATCTCTTATATTTTCAATTGTCATTTTTATTTACCTCTTGTAAAATTTATGTGTTAAAAGTAGAGGAGTCCGAAGACCCCTCCAAATTTGACAACTTAGTCAATACCGTAGAATGCACTTACTAAAGCTTCATCTCTAAGTACTTTCGCACCATAGACATGTAAGCCTCTAACAATGTCACCAAACGATGTTGGGTCTCTCAATACTTCTGTTGAAAGAATTGTGTTAGCAGTTGCAGTAGAAGACATGTGACCAGCCATACATTTACCAGCAGCATTAGATGTTGCAGCAATGTTGTTTGACTTGTACATATCAAATCCACGTAGTTTTCCACTTGATACTAGTCCATTTCTAATAGAACCTTGTCCACCATTATAGTCGACAGATAGTAATTTAGAACTAGATTGTCCTAATATCTCATAGAAGTCAGGACTTGCAACAAACCATCTACCTTCTTCAGGTACATTCTGTTCGTCTAATAGTCTTGCCATTCTACCCATTAGGTCTAGAGGGTCGTGTTCGCTAGAACCGAAACCAATATCTAAGTTACCTGTTCCATCAAAAGTTCCTGCTGCTAAATCAACAGCACTGTCAGAACCTAAAATGTGATTAGGTGAGGCAGCTGAACAACCAGCAAACATAGTTGCTAATACAGCAGCGTCATATGAATCTTTCAATGCATAAGCAGCTGATGAAGAAGCAATCTCTTTGAAGTTGACATGTGACATATTAGTTTCAATATCATCTACGATGAATTTGAAAGCTTTAGCACTATCAACAACCAAAGAAATCTCTTGGTCTGTCAGTCTAGTTTCAGTTGTATCGCTATTTCTAGTGTAATCAGACACTGTAATAACGGGTTCTTTAATTATCTTTACGGAATCTCCGAAAGATGATATTTCACCGGCATAGTCGGTGTTAGTGATAGCTTCAATTACCGAGGCTTTCCTAAAAAAGTTCATTACCTTTTTAGAGTAAACCGAAGGTAAAAAGAAACTATTAGTCTGTCCGGCAACTGAGTTTCCAAAGTTGGCGTTAGTATCCGTGCTCGGTTCAAAAAATTGAGCCATGATATTTTCTCCTTTAAGTTATAGTTTAATTTTTTGAGATTCTGCCCTGCTGCATAGCATCTGATATTGCAACTTCATGCTTATCAAACTCTTGTACAGACATAGCTTCTATCTCCCTTAATGACCATATTTTCTGTTGCTTTGGTTCTACACTAGTTGTTTTAGTGGAGACCATATCAGCAGCAGACTGTCTAGTCGGTTTTTTAGAAGATGACGTAGTCTTTTGAGTCTCTACACCAAAATCCTTTTTAAATAAATCCAGAGCACGTGAGGCTAAGTCAGCATCGTCAGCGTTTGAGTATATCCAATCTTGGATAGACCTTGGCTGCTCTTTTGCCCATGTATGAAAATCATCACTGTTTTTGATATCTTCAAAATCAGGATGCTTATCAACTAATCTTTTCTCTGCATCTTGTCGTACTAACTGAGTTTCACGTTCTTGGAGTTTGCTAAGGCGTTCTTCTAGAACTTTTGCTTTAGTCTCCGATTGCATATGAGCAACAGTTTCTACAACTTCATACACATCAGGATAGTTATTTTTAAACTGTTCTAGTTCTTCTGGAGATTTAGGAGCTTTGTATTCGGTTCTATTACTAGTAGCCTCTTCAATTAACTCTTGTTCTCTACTTTTAAACTCATTCAGTTTACTATCATAATGTTTTTTTAAATCATCATAACGTTTTTTATAGTCAGGTCTTTTATAAGGAGTCTCCTTATCAATTTCCAACTCTTCAGTATTAACACTTCCTTCAGCTTCCACCTTAGTTATGTCATTACTTTTAAAAAGCCTATTCTGTGGCTCTTCAAAATATACGTTATTAGACGATTCAAAAGATTTCTCTTCGCCTGTGTGCCAGTCCTTCTTTGCATTATAAGGGTTTGGTACTTCTTCTTTTTGGACTTGTTCAGTCATCTTCTATTCTCCTAATTGGGGCTTTGTTTACAAGGTAGCTCTATGTCGACTAGAGGGCTTGTATTGTAAAGGTAGCCTTTCGGTTTAATTTAATAGAGTGCCTACGCTAATAGGGTGGCTCTATTGGTTTTAGCTCCGGACGTATCTCGATTGAGCAGAAGGGTCGAGCATAGTTTCTCTAATTTTATTTTTAACAGTATCGTCTTGTTCAGGAACATAAGAACCTTCATTGACTACCTGTTGTCTATTAATATTAGAGTTAATCTCTTCTTCTCCTCTGTCGAGCATTCCACCCACAGCTACTTGTTGTCTTCCATCTGCATTAGCTTCAGCGTCTTTCATCATAGACATTAAAGCCTCTTCTCCGATTTCTTCTACAGCTTTTGCAGTAAAGACAAATTCTCCGTCAGATAACCTTGCAGGTATACTGTCAGAGACTCCTGAACCCGGTCCTTCAACAGGACCAGACCCAGCAAATTCTTGAGCAACATCTATTATCTTATCAAATAACATAGATAGTTCCTCGTCTTGTTCTAGTTTGGAAGTTAGCATATCTTCTTCTTCTTCGCTTAATGCTTCATCCATTATAAATTTTGTGTAATTGCCTTCCATAGAATCATCTGACATCATTTCAGGACTACCCATAGCCATTGTCATTTGTTCATCCATAGAATTAGTTGGCATCATTTCAGGTGTTTCTGTTGGTGTCATCATTTGGTCTTCCATAGGACCTCCATCTTCATAACCCATACGTTCAACAACTTTAGGTTCTTCTTTTCTAAGAGCTTCTATACCCGGTCCACCGTCTTTAAACATTTCTCTATCATCTGATAATAAACCACCTTCGTATGCTGTGTTTCTAACATTTTCTAGTTTGTCTTGCATATAAACTTTTATGTCATTATCAATAAAATCTCTAGCTTTAAGGTAGTCATCAATTTGTTTACCTCGCTGAGTCCTAATACTTTGTTCTTCATCACTATATGTGTCGTTATCTTTTTTGATTCTTTTTTTCATGGTCTCAAAATATTCTTTTTTTTCTTTAGCATTCATCTTAGCGTACGACTCTTCCATACTTCTAATTACTTTAGGGTCAACTTTAAATTCTTCTTTCATTTTACCACCTTCATAGTTTTGTTTTCTGTCAGCAGGGTCATCTAAAAAAATTTCCATTTGCCTTAAAAAATTCTGTTCGTCACTATTAAGAAGTCGGATATCTCTATCTTGTTCTTCTTTCATTATTTTTTGTACTCTGTCAAACGCTGCTTCAGTAGTTTTATTTCCATCTACGACATTTTTATGTAGTTTTTCAAAAGTATCATAACCTTTTTTATTACCTTTTTTTAACTCGTTTCGTAATTCTGCCCTAAGAGCTTTATCGTGTTTTCCTTCTTTAATTTCTGCATAGTACTTTTCATTTTCTGCATCCTGATATGCCTGAAACTCATCATCAGTCATGTCAACCAAAGCCTTACCACCATCTTGAAACATTTCTCTATCATCTGATAATAACATTATATTTCTTCTTTCCTTGTTATTGCTTCTTTAACCTGTAGGTCCAGCTGTTCCAACCGTACCAGAGAAGCTACTTTCCCCTGGAGTCGGAACATCTCCTGTTCCGATGTTGCCCCCACCAGTGCCTGTAGTTCCAAGGTTTTGAGGTCCTTGAGGTACTCCTTGAACACCTCCCATAGGTCCTTGTTGCCCGTCAGTTGGTTGAGCCGTCTCGCCATTTGTTTGTCCAGCATTTTGCATTCCTATTATTTGAGCCATTACAGCAGCTTCTTCAGGGTCATTGAGTATTTCATCAGGGTCTAAATCTAAACTGTAAGCTAGTTCACTAACGAGTTTAGAAATCTTAACAAACGGAGCAATAGCAGGGCTTTGTGCAGTTTGTAAGAACATAGTAAGCCTTTGACTTCTAACTTCCTTCTGCATTAAACTGTTTGTTCCTGTAGCCTTAACTTCTAAATCACCTTTAACATCCAGCTTATCTTCTAAGAACTGCATGTTCCACTGGAAATAAGATTCTCCTAGTGGCTTTAATAAAAAGTCATCAAGATTTTTGATAACAGTTTTAATATTTAAACTAGATGCTCCCATTAACATTGACATACCTGAAGCAGTCCTTGTCATACTCTGAACACCTGTCTGTCCATGTGAGTAACTAGGTATTCCTGTTTGCTCATCTGCTAGTTGTCTGAACTTATCAAACATCATCATGTTCTCTGGTGCAGTATTAGGAAATTTTAAACCATGTATAGCTTGTCCGGGCATTCCTGCTTGTCTACGGAATATCTTTCCGGGATATATTTCCATTGACTGTCCACCTACTAAGGCAGATTCATCTACATCGAAGACTAAAGACCCAGCCATTGCTAAGTTATCTACAGCCATTCTTGCATGTCCATTCATAATCTGTTGACTATCATCCATATTTTCTGCTACGCCAATACCAAAAAAGTTATATGGGTTTCTTTCGTAAGGGAAAGCATGATAAGGTAATCTGTAAGGAGTAAATGGATTAATAACTGCTCTTAATAAGTAGTGTCCACATGTCCATACATTTACTTGTACTTCATCAAGGTCATCAACACTGTCGGGTAAGTCAATTCCTACTTCTCTGGCGTACTCTGCATCCATCATTCCCCAGTATTCTATAACTTCAAAGCTACTGTTTACATCTTCATCGCTTCTATTATCATCTTTTAACTGGCTTTCAAAATCTTTTTCTATGTAGTTAGCACCCATTTGAATAGTATTTCTTATTGCTTCTTCATCAAAGTAAGGCATGTTTCGTAACTGTCTTAGTTGACTTCTATTCATTTTGTGTCTATGTATTACATACTCACATTCATCCATAGTGGTTGCATTAGGGTCTGGGTAAAAGTCCCAACAACTAACAAACTCTATTCTAGGAACTCTAACTTCTAATGGATTATAGTTTCTCTTTCCTTCTTCGTCTGTATCCCACTTGTGTAATTTTTTATTAAAATTAAATGGTCCTTTTACAATCCCTGTACCTAGTAAAGCAGATTCTAAAAGAGCATTTCTTATCTCTGATGAACCATTAGACTCATCTATTTGGTCATGAATAAGTTTTTCCATTCTTCTTGCAGCTCTTTGTGCAGGAGAAACTTCTAATTCTGCAGGGTTGTAGCTAACTCCGTCTACTAGTACTCCTGCTTTTTTTCCTTTGTCTTCAAGACTGTCTTCAAAAACACCATTGTAAAAGGATGCTCCTGCTTTTAAAACTTTACCATCACCTTCGTAACCTACATCATAAGGATTAACTTCTTCTTTTAAGTTTCCTATGTTGTCAGGTACTTCACCTTGAGTTGTTTCCATTCCCGGCATAGGACTAGAACTACTTAGATGTGCAAAATCTGTTTCTCCTTCTGGCATTTTTGTTTCTGCAATGCCTATAGGAAATTTACCTGTACCAAAAATAACATCAACTAATTGACCAAAAGCAGCTAGTACTTTTGTTTTAGTAATTTTTACAAAGACTCTAGACTTTTCAGAGTTTCTAAATTTAATTGATTTATTGTAAAGACCTCTGTAGTTTTCGTAAGCTTGTAACCAACGTTTTTCATCAGTGTCTCTACCTTCTTCTGCTTGAGCATAACGACCTTGAATAATACCAATAAGATTTCTTTGCTGGTCTTCTTCTAAGGTTAACTGTACTCCGTCTTCACCTTCTACTTCTTCATAGAGATTATTAGCGTTTAGGAATGTATTCTCATTATCTACCATATTGATTAATACTCTACACCGAGTACTAATTCTAAATCGCCAACCGACATGTTAGGAGTAACGTCTGTTCCTGATAAAAGCATGAAACAGAATACACTTGTAGTTCCTGCAGCTGCCTGTAATAAAAGAGGGAATCTTTGTTTAGATACAACGTCTCCGTCAGTTGCTCCTGCTCCTTCTAAATTTATATCAAAGTTAAATACTTTACCACCACCGTAGGTGTAGTCATCAGCTGAACCATCAAGCGTTAACCTTCCTAGTACTTTTGCTGCTGCAAAATCAGCATCAGATATATTTCTTGCTGAGTTAGCTGCACCTACAGACTGAGTAGTTTGACAGAAAAACAATTCTCCGTCAAATACTTGAGTAGACTTAGAAATAATCATAGCTGATACAAGTTTAGAACACTCTCCGGATTTTCCAACAGCTAATGGTATTTCTGTGTTATTAAATAAAACATCGTTATCAGCATAAGCGTCTGCTGTAATAACAGGTACTACCCTAATAACTCTTCTTGCATTCTGATTCATCATAATTCTTTCCTAAATATTTTGTTTGTTCTAATAACCAAATGTAGAATCCATAGGTCTATACATTTCACGTTTCAAACCTCTAATCCTTTCTAATGGGCTTTCCATTCTAGGTCTACTCATAACCATATAACGCAATGCATCATAGGCATGGTCAGAAGCGTTTGTATCTACGTCTTCCGGATTAGATTTAGATAAAGGGATAGACTGTAATTCTCTTATTAAGTTAGGACATGTATTAAATATCTGTAACTTAGGTCTACCGTTCTCTCTAACTTTTAAATACTCGTGTATTTGTATTTTTCCTTGTATTCTATTCTTATCGGCTCGTCTTAATTTATGACCAGCCCTAACTAAACTCTCTCCAACAGTCGGACCTGTTGTTCCTGTGTTTGCCCATGCTGCTGTATCTAAAACACCATTAACTGAAAACGGGTCTTCTGTCTCCATATCTGTTATTATAGTACCTAATTCTTCACCTGTCAACCCTTTTTTGTATAATTCTCTATATATTATTAAAGTATTATCATTCATGTCCATTATACCCCATAAACAACAAGACTCTGAGGCGTATCCATAGTCAATTCCTTTTACCCTTTCCCAATGAACAGGTAAAACAAATGGAGTAATAACATGATGTTGGGGTTCAAACTCTGTAAATGCTGCACCTTCTGCTACATCCCAGTTACCTTCTAGTAGTTGTTGTCTCTGTGTAGGAGGTAATGACTTAAGCATCTGTTCATAAACACCGTCTGCATCTAGATAAGGATTGTCAGCTAGTCTAGCAGGAATAAACTTTCTTGTTAAACCGTCTTTACCCTCAAAGCTTTTGTTATGTTCTTGAGGTAGTATGTATCTTTGCTTTACCCAATGAGAACCCACACCACCGGGGTTGGCAGTACAACGTAAGTATGTTTGTATTTCTGGGTCGGTTGTTCTCAAACGAGAAGCAAGGTAGTTCCATGAGAACTCTGTAGGTAGGTGGGTTATTTCATCAAACCCTATCCAACTATATGCTTGTCCCTGATACCTATATACATCTGCATCTCTTTCTAAGAAACCAAACTCAACCTTTGCCCCACTTGGAAAGTTCCAAAGCTTTTCAACTTCTTTAAACTTAGCACCGGGAAATGCTTGAGGGTATAGTTCACGAGACTTATCAATCATCTCTCTTAGTTCTGGCATAGAACGTCTAAGGATTAGAGCTCTATGTGCTTTCTTGTGTGCGTATCTTAATGGGTCAACCAACATAGCATAGGACTTTCCTCCACCAGCAGCTCCACCATAGAGAACATCTTTTTCACTTGCAGCTAAAAAGTCTGTTTGTGGTCCTTCGTTAGCGTGGAATATAACATGATTTTCTTTTAGTACTTCTTTTATTGAAGGAGTTACTTGTTCTAACTGTTCATCAGTTACTATGTTTGATGTTGTTTTTTCTGTAGCTTTTTTAATTACTTCTTGCTCAGTATTAATTTTAGCTTCTTTATATGCTATTTTATTTTTTACTTTAGCTAATTCTTTTTTATCTCTAGCTAGTTTTTGTTTTCTTTTTTGTTCCGGAGAATAACTATACTTAACTTTAGCTTCTGGTGTTCTGTTTATAATCTTAGACAAACCTACGTGGCTTAGTGTCCTGCCTGTTTCTTCAGAGATTAACTCTGCTGCTTTTCTTAATGAGTATTCTTCATTACGTACTGAAGCTATGTAGTTGTTTAGTATTGTTAATTCAGATTCTATTGGTTCTAGATAACCTTCAAGGCTGCTTATCTTATAACCATAAGGTATAGTAACACCTTTTTTTCTTATGTAACCTTCTGGTATCTTATCCATTATGTTACTTGTCTATAAGCTCTTGTTTTTCTTGCTGTACTTTTTGATTGTTTACTATGTTGTTTTCCTTTAGCTGTATCTTTTCTTTTCTTTGCTGTCGAGGCAGCATACTCTGAATCTGAAAGTGCTTCAATTGCTTTCTTCGGGAGATATCTCTCGCCCGTTTTAGCAGACGGCTTACCACTTTTAGTACCCCAGTCTTGCTTACTCCAGTCTCTAAGACTTCTTTGGCTTTTCTTTAGAGATGGCATTAGTCATTGGTCCACTTGTTGAGGTAACCTTTGTCTTACTTACTGGTTTTGATTTGATTGGTGTTAAAGACTTTTTAAATATCTTTGAGTAACACTTCTTTATTTTATTCATGTATTCTTTTATCATTACTTATAGCCACCTCCAGCAGCTTTATATTGTTTAGCTAACATCTGGGCTTTTCGAGCAGACCATTGACCGGCTTTACCACCTTTAGTACCTGCCTTAATCTTCTCGAAAAGTCTCTTACGCAGCGTGGGCTTGGTATAATTACCAGCACTGTTTACGGTAGATTTACTTTTCTTTTTTTTCGTTGCCATCTTTTTTTCCAAAAATTACATCCCAGTTGTCTCTATATTGTTTTGTGTAAACACCGGGTCTAGGGTTTGCACCCTTACAACCGTGAGTATTTTTATATATAGGTGACCTAAATGTCATAGGTTTTTCATCACTTCCTACTTGTTTTCCCATTTTACCACTTAACCTTGTCAGCCCAGTAAGCTGCAGACATCTTACCTCTTTTTATATTCTTACCATGCCTAGCCTTAAAAGACTTTCGTTTAGCTTTCATTTTATCAGACTCTCCTGCTTTAGGTTTTCCTGCAGTAGAAGCTCCTTGTTCTCCAAACCTAATCATTTTAATAGTGCTGCCTTCTTTTGCTAACACTACGTGAGACTTGGTAGGATGTTTTGGAGTCCTCTTAGGTTTATTATACCCTGAAAAGGTTTCTCCTCTGTATTCAATACTCATTAATGTACTACTCTTTTTTTTATTTTAATTTCATGTTCTAATTCTTGGATTTCTCCTAAAACTAATAACCCATATTGTATTGCTATTCTATTAGCTTGGGCAACTGTATCAGCTTTAATGTAAGGACCTATTGCAGTCCCTTCATTATTAACATGTTCAGTTATCCAAAGTTTCATATTCACCATCTTCTGCAGTTATATCTATAGTTTGTTTTTCTGGTAGTATAAAAATACCACCTTGAACATTATGATTAACCTCCAACCTTTCTTTTTTACCTAGTCCTACTCTGTCTAGGATTGTTTGTGCAGCCTGTAACTTTATATTAGCTTGAGGCAGAGCTTTATCACTCTGCAAAACTTCAATAAGTTTAAAGGCAGCAGTAGGGGCTTCCCTTGCAAGTACGTCTGAGGCTAAATCTACTATCTCATGTTTAAGACTTTTAATTACTTGGTAGTGATTTCCTGAGTATCCTGCGAGTTCAGCTGATAGTTTGAGGTTTCCTTTAGTTTCTATGATGTTACTAAGGAACTCCTCTTGTTTTGCTGTCAGTTTTTTCTTTGTTGTAAGTGAAGACATAGGGATATTATAGATGTCCATATAGAGTTTGTCAAGTTTTTTAAAATATATTGTTAATCACTTGACAAAACAGTAAACAAACTATATACTAACGTTAAGTGTGCCGGGGTTGAATACATATCCTAGGGAGCTGCACAACTCTGTTTAGCTCTGTGAGGTTACCACTTGAAAATTACCTAAAATGTATAACCATTAGTATATATCCCATGGGGTAGGGGTGGTACTCCTGCCTCCCCGTACACAAAAGGGCATCAAAAACTCACTCCAAAAACCCACGCAAACCCACACAAAACCCACACACTAAAAAGAGCTTCCAGATAGGGCTTCTGGAATCTAATAAACCCTATCAAGTTTAGGTGGCTAGAGGATTGCTAGAGGATTGCTTGAAGTGCTTAACGATTCTACGGGGTTTAGGGGGTGCTGGTTTTATTAAATATATGTTCTCAACAATGTTAATGACTCTACAGCGTTATATGAGCCTTTTCAGGACACTTTGAGAGGGCTGGATAAGCTTACCTAGTCTGTATGGTTAAGAGGTTTACAGCAAGGCTTACAGGGCTTTGGAATATGCTTGGATTTTAGGTTTATTTTAGGCAAAAAAAACCCCTCGAATGAGGGGCTTAGAAGTTATACGAAAAGGTCTTAGATAGACTGCAATTTCTTGTAGGCTCTCATAGCTTTTAGGTCTGTAGCTGGGAGAGATTTAAGCTTTAAAATCTTAGCCACTTGACCTTGATTTAAAGGGCTAGTTTTGCTATTCAATTTATTTAAAAAATGTCCTCGAATAGTCCCGAATTTAATATCTTTCGGACAGTCTTCCATGTTGGCAAAAGTTGCAGATATTTTCATAACCATTCCAAAGGTTGCAACAGCCTTATCATCCTTGACCACGAATTCTTTTTGCTCTCCTTTTTTATCGTTAGATTTCAAGATTCCAGAAGCCAATTTTTCAAGCTCTTTTGGGTTTGATTTCAGTAATAATTCTAACTGTTTTTTTAATGATTTATTTTCCATAATATTTGACCCTCTCGGTCAGTTTATTTTTAGGCGAAATTGCCTTGCTGATTTTGTAATCAACGACCCATATTAATCCCAAACAATCCCTATGTCAAATAACCCCAAAATCAAGCCGTTCTGGAATCTATTTTTTAACCATACTTTATCCTATATTTAACTATAAAGTAATGATTGCTAGAGTAAATAGTTACGTATATATGGTAATAAAGAAGGATTGCTAGACTATTACGCATAGAGTTCTACGCACACATAAACTTATACGCATAAACTTCTACGATTACGTAATAATTTATGTAAACGATTATGTGTGTGTTTCCAAAAAAAGATGTTGACTTTCTAAAAAAAGGGTGTAAAGTGAGCCCCATTCAACGACACCGACCTATTAGGTCAAGGAGATAGAATGAGTATTGATAAATATAAAGAATATTTAATAGAACAAGAAGAAATTGAAGAAGAACTAATGAGCAATGTTATTACTGATACAGAACTAAATGAACTTGAGAGTATAGATATTCAAAAGTTCTGCAATGGATTGGATAGTAATATTAATATTAATGAATTAGATACATTTCAATGGGAGTATAACTATGAAAAGTAAGTGTAAGAACCCTAATGGATTACATAATTTAAAAGCTATTATCGGTGGTCAAACTATGGATACATTAAAATTTAATAGCCTTGACAAAGCTAAAAGACACCTTAAATCAGAGGGTTATAGGTTTAACAAAGCATTCAATTGCAGGGAGGATAAAGCTATGTTTTATCAAGGAAGGTATGGTTGGGTGAAACTCACTTCAACTTTTGATTATTTAAACAAAACATCTATGGAACAGGGAACTGTTTGGAACATAGTAAAACTATAGGAACTAATATGAAAGTAATAGATTATTTTAATAAGATAGAAGATTGCTCGAAAATGACGGACGAAGAAGGGTTTGAAGCGTATGACAGATTTATAAATAATTTAACCAATGCAGATTTAGTAACTTTAATTATAGAGTTTACAAGCATAATAGTTAAAGCAGATGTAAGTTTGGAGATACTTGAGAATCCTTTTGAGACAGATGACGAGGATAGTAAACACATAAATAAAAACCATTTAAAACTTGTACATTAAAGATTTACATGGGTGGTGTAGCTTGACATTGAAGCTGACTTACTGTAGACTGCACCCATCAACACGGCTAACAAGCTAACTAAGGAGATAACATTGGATATAAATATACACAAAGTAACAAAGATTGAGATGACTAAAACAAGATTAGTTTCTGACTTTTATGTTAGAGATATAACCTTTCATTCTTTAGAGTATTCTTTTGAAAAAGGCGATTACGTCAAGGTTGAGAATAAAATAACTTTATTTCTTAATGAAAAAGAATCAGCTAAAGTACAATACGCTAAGGCTTAGAATAAACTATAGGACACCAAGTAACAGAGGTGCTACAACTAAAGCACATCAAATAATATCACTTGGTCTCTAGGGACTACTGTTAAATCGTAAAGTAAACTGTGCAATCAGGATAAACTATACAATTATAAACCGAGCAACAGACCTGAAAGAGTGTGGGTATCACTTACCAAAACTACCCACCTAATATTAATAATAATAACTGGAGATAGATATGAGTAAGACAACTTACACAATAAGAGGTAGTAAAACTACAAAAAGAATTGATACAGCACCACATAGTGTTCAACAACTATGGTTACATTCTACAAAACAAGGTATAAATGTTTTAAGGGTAAGGGCTGTAAAGGAAAGAACTGAGAGAACTAAAGGCATTACATTCTTTGGATTTCATAAAGCTAAGGTATCAGCTTATCAACAAACTGATGATGCTATCTCTCCACTATACTTTAAAAGAAAAGTTAGACTTGGAGAGAGCAACAAGGGTATGCAAGTTTTAGAAGTTGCAGATAACTTTGATGTCGAGGCTACAATGCAAATTGTAGATGATTATGAAAGATATGTAAATAGTGCTTGGGCTAGGTTTACAGTTGGACTAAAAGAGACTTTATTCTATAGTGTTTCTTTGTTCCAAAGATAGAATGCAGTCTGATTTTTCCACATTGCGTGGTGGTTTGTACAGACTTTAAATAACAATAACCAATAATTGCAGAGTGCTGGGTATCACTTTAAAGTACCCATTTAATTTAACTTAACGGAGATAGAATTATGGCAAAGCCAATGAGAGTATGTGATAGAGATATAGTAGAGAGAGTGATATGTAACAAGTATGAACAAAGTAAGACTGATGCTTTTACTGAGCACTATGAAAATAGTAATGCAAAAATAAAGATAAAGAATATGTTAGATGCTTTAGAAGATTATGAACTAGACCAAAAAGTATTGAATGATAAGATGAGTGATTTAAATGAAATGCTAGAGGAACAAGTAAAGTTTTATAATGATGAGTATTGTGCTGATAAAGACAAGACTGGTAACTATAATAATTATTATGATAATGCTCAATTAACTTTCAATAAATATCATGGGGATAAAATAGAGATATACTTTAATTTCCCTAGAAAAGTTAAGCAGAGTATTCAAGATGAGATAGGCTTGACAACTATGGGTGGAGACTTTGATGCTAATGAGTTGATAGCCAAGCTTACTGAAAGGTTTGTCAAATGACATATAAAGAATGGCATGAATTAAGAGTCCTCTTAACCACATTAAATGATGTGGTAGAGGAAAGGATATCTTCCATTACTATAGCAGAATCATTTGATAATGTATGGGATATGGTAGATGATATAAAAACAAAGGAGATAGATGATGAGTT